CTACTTCTACTGCTAAAGATTTAAATCCTGCTGCTGATAGCACATATGACTTAGGTACTACTTCAGTTAGATGGCAAGGAATATATGCAGATGCTGCAAACATAACTGCTATTACTGGTGCTTTAACTGGTAATGTAACTGGTAATGCTGATACTGCTACTGCTCTTCAGACCGCAAGAGATATTGGTGGAGTATCATTTGATGGTACTGCTTCAATTAACCTACCAGGGGTTAATACAGCAGGTAATCAAGACACTTCTGGTACAGCTGCAGTTGCAACAACTATAACTGTTGCTGATGAATCCACTGATACCTCATGTAATGTCTTATTTACAACTGATGCTACTGGTAATCTTGGGGCAAAGACTGGTACTAATTTAACATTCAATTCTTCTACTGGAGTACTTACTGCTACTGGATTTGCTGGTCCTATAACTGGTGAAGTTACAGGAAATGCATCTACTGCAACTGCTTTAGCAACTTCAAGAACTATCGGTGGTACTGCCTTCAATGGTACTGCTGATATCACTCCTGCAACTGCTACTCAGGCAGCAAACCTTAATAACCATGATACTGCTGATCTTGCTGAGGGAACTAACCTTTACTATACAGAAGCAAGAGTACAAGCAAAACTCGACAATGCCTATTTACAACTTCAGGCAATGTTAAATAATCTTGCTACTGCTACAACATTAACATTGAATCTATCTGGAGATCCTACTCCTGGATCAGTTGTTACTCTTGGAGCTATTACTGCTGGTGGTGTAGGTGGATTTAGTAATGGAACTGGTGTTGCAACTTCTGGTGGAACTGGTACAGGATTGACAGTTGATACTACTACAGTCAATGGCGTTATAACTGGAATTGCTCTTAATGCTGCTGGTTCTGATTATCTCGTTACTGATACATTAACAATTACCAACCCCAATTTAGGTGGTGCTAATAGTTTAAACTTGGGTACATTGAGTGGTGGTACTGGGTATACTACTGCATCTAATGTATCAGTATCAGGTGGTAGTGGATCAAACTTAACTGTAGATATTACTGCTGTTGCTGGATCATTGGCCAACGTAGTTATTAATAATGCTGGTACTGGATATTCTGCTGGTGAAACTATTACTATTCTAAATGCTAATGCAACTGGTGTTAAGACACTTGGAACTATTAGTGCTGCTGGTACTGGATATACTGAAGGTACTACAACTGGAGTTGCTACATCATCGAGTGGATCAGGAACAGGATTGACGGTTGATGTAACTGCTAATGCTAGTGGAAATGTTACTGCTGTTGCTATTAATGTTGATGGATTGAATTATGCAGCATCTGAAGTTATTACTATTTCAGGTGGTAATGGAGATGCTACTATCCCAGTTTCTGCTATTCATGGTAATGGTGCAACAGTTAATCTTTCAACTGTGTTTACTAATGCAACCTTTGCACTTTCTGATATCACAACTATGGAAGTTGGTGCAACAGTTACAGGTGGAACCTCTGGTACAACAGGAGTTATCACTGCTCTAGGTGCTACATCAGTCACCGTTGATAATGTAGATGGATTCTTCAAAGTTGGAGAAACCGTTGGTGCTAATGATGTTACTAACTTGACTATCCAATCATTCGCTTAAGATAAATGTCAGCTACAAGACCAGCCACGAAAACTGAGATAAAGGATTATGCTTTACGTAGGTTAGGATATCCTACGATAGATATTAACGTTGCTACTGAGCAGTTAGATGACTTAGTGGAAGAAGCAATTGATTATTATCAAGAGTATCATTATAACGGAAGTTATAAAGCTTGGATGAAAATTGAAGTTACTGATGCAATTAAAACTGCAGCCCAATCAGAAACACAACAAGGAGCAACTAATTGGTATGGTGTTAACAACTATGTTTCTACACCTCCAGGAATGTTGGGTGTTAATCATGTTTATACACAGATTGGTGCTTCAAGTATAGTTCCAGGAAATATATTTAATATTAAGTATCAGATATTTTTGAATGATATCTATGCTATGACTCATGGTCATATCTTACATTACTTTATGACTTCTCAATATCTTGAGACTTTGGATTGGGTAACTAATTCTCAACAGAATCGTAGAGTTAAATGGAATGAGCATCAAGGTAGATTATATCTTGATATGGATTGGGATGAATTTACTGCAGGTGATTATATTCTTGTAGATTGTACTATGAGACAAGACCCAGAAACTTATACATCAATGTATAACGATAATTGGTTAAAGGATTATGTTGAGGCATTATTCCAACAACAGTGGGGTCGTAATTTGAGTAAGTATGATGGCATACAAATGTTAGGTGGTGTTACTTTAAATGGTCGTCAGATCTTAGAGGATGCATCAACTTTTAAGAAAGATCTTGAAGAAGAACTTCGTAATCGTTATGAGTTACCACCATTGGATTTAATAGGTTAATATGGCAATAACTAATTCACCAGCACAGGATTATGTTCAGTCGGATTATTCCAGTGCAGGACGTTTTAAAGCAAATGCGTCTGAACAAGAGCAAAAATTTATTGAAAATTTAGTTGTAGAAAGCATTGAAATTTACGGGCAAGATATTTACTACGTGCCGAGAACTATTGTCAACCGTGATAACGTCTTCGGAGAGGACTCTGATGGCAAATTTGAAAGTGCCAAAGCGATTCGTGCCTATG